CGGGCTGCAGACCAATGTGTTTCGCATCTCCGGTTTCCTTGTTGAGAACAGCCTCGTCTATGGTGGCGGCCCCGTCCTGGACCAGCGCGACAGGCTGCTGAAGGCGATTCAGGGCGGGGCCACGGGAAGCACCAAGGCACCTGGCCTGGGCACGCTTGTTCATCCCACTTATGGGACGCTCAAGACGAACTGCATGGAGGTGGAATTTGGCACCTCCTGGGATCGCGGCCGCGTGGTCGAAGTCCGGTTTGTCTTTATCCGGGGTGGTGACCGCCTGTACCCGCAGGCAAAGAAGCCAACCGCTAGTGCTGTAACCACTGCCGCGGCGACTGTCAATTCGTCATCGCTGCTGAGCTTCGCCAAGCGCATTGCGAGCGCGGTTTCTGCCGGCGCCCAGGTCATTCAGGCTGCAGTTTCGACGGTTGTGGGGTGGTATCAGGCGGTCACCACGCTGATCCACGACGTTAAGCGGTTCTGGAACTCAATTTCGACCCTTGCCGGTAACTTCGGGCGCCTCTTCGGGGGCGGCAATAGTGGCTATGCCGGGGAAAACCAAAAGGCAGCCGGTACGGCGACGCCTGCGAGCCTAATTTCGGCTGATACGGCAAATCGTGCGGCCGTCGCAAATGCAGGAAGTGCGCTGTCAGCAGCAGCGGCGAATGTTGGAACGGATCAGGCGACGTTTGCGAGTGCTGCCCAAAGAGTCGTGACGGCGCTCGCTGGCTCAGCGTCCTCGCCGTCCGACGCTATCCGTCTCCTGACGAGTCTTCTTTTGTACGCGCCGGCTCCCATTGTTGGTGCTTCGCAGGTTGCGTTGGCGCAGGCCACGATGCAGGCCTGCTGCGCCGATTTGTTTCGCCGAGCAACGGTGGCGCAGATCGCGGTATCTGCCACGGCATATCAGCCGACCTCGGCCGATGATGCCTCTGGTATGCGGGACAGCATCACGGCGCTCCTCGATAGTGAGATCACGATAGCGGCGAATCAGGGTGAAGATGGCGTCTATTCCGCCCTCCGTTCCCTTCGGCAGGCCGTCGTGGAGGATTTGGACGCCCGCGGATCCGGTCTGGCAGCCATTGCGACGTTCAGCTTTGGCAACACGCTGCCGGCACTCACCTTGGCGAATCGCCTATACCGCGACGCCTCGCGAAGCGATGAACTGGTTTCGCAGGCCAACCCGATACATCCAGCATTCATGCCGGTGAGTTTCTCTGCGCTTTCGAACTGACCATGGTTGACGACGGAATTCTTCTCTCGATTGGCAATTGCATGCTGTCGGGTTGGACGAGCTTGCGCTGCACAAGGGGAATCGAACGGTTCCCGAGTGATTTCGAGATTGGCATGACCGAGCTATTTCCGGGACAGGCCAACGACGTAGTTGCCCAGCCTGGCGACCAGTGCATCTTGTGGATTGGCCAGGATCCGGTCGTGACGGGGTATGTGGACCGCGTTGTCCCATCCATTAGCGCGAACATGCATGAGCTCCGCGTGACAGGCCGTGGAAAGTGCCAGGATCTGCTGGATTGCGCTGCTGAGTGGCCGAATGGGCAGATCAGCAATTGCACGGCGCTGGACATTGCCACGAAACTGGCTGTGCCCTATGGCATCACGGTCGATTGCGATGCAACGGGGTTACCGATCATCCCGCAGCAAAACATCATGCTTGGGGAAACCGCTTACGAGATCATTGAGCGGTCGGCTCGTTTCAGCGCATTGCTGGTCTACGAGAACGCTGACGGATCCCTGCAGCTCACACGTGGCGGCACGGTTCCGATGGCCAGCGGAGTGCAGGAAGGCGTGAATTTGGAAAGCGCGGCAGCCGAACGGTCGATGGACCAGCGCTATTCCGAGATCGTTGCCGTGATGATTGGCACGAACAACCTGCAGGATCTCAACGCGGTCAATGCCCCGGTCTTTACCGCAACCGATCCCAACGTCACAAGGCATCGTCGCCGGATCATCATCGCCGAGGCTGGCGAGCTTGGCTGGGACATCGGGAAGCAGCGTGCGGTTTGGGAGGTGGCCAGACGCAGCGGTCGATCGGAAGTTGTTCACTTGATGGTCGACAACTGGCGCGATGTTGACGGGAATCTGTGGGAGCCCAACAAGCTCATCGACGTGCTGATTCCTTCGTTGAAGGTATCCGGAGATCAGGCAGGGACCGTCCCTGTTAGGTACTTAATCGCCGAGGTGACCTATCACCTCGGGCTCGACGGCACGCATGCTGAACTCACGCTGATGGCTCAGGAGGCATTTCTCCCGCAGCCCGTTCTTATCCAGCCGCAATTTGCCGACGTTATCGGGACCGTGCCGCAGCAATGAAAGACCAGGATGGAATCTTAGAGCGCGTCGCAAGGCGCGTTCTGCTTTCGCTCGCCCGCGCGCTGGTGACAACCGTCAACGACGCCGGCGGTGTGCAGATGATGCAGGTCAAGCTCAACCCGCTTGAGACGCGAGACAACACGCCTCGCGTCGCCGAATTCGGCATGACGTCGAATCCGCCGGTTGGGTCTGATGCCTTCATCGTGTTTCTTGGTGGAGACCGCTCAAATGGCGTGGTGCTTGGGACGGTTCATCAACCCTCAAGGCCTACGGGTTTGGCACCGGGCGAAACGATGCTTTACAGCCAAGACGGCAAGTACGTCTACATGACGGCAGCTGGTGGCATCGTTGTTGAAGCAAAAAACCAAGCCGTAACCGTCAGCGATGCAACGACAGTGACTATCAACGCAGCGTCGAAAGTGGTCATGAATACGCCGCTTCTCCAAGTGTCTGGAGACATCATCGACAACGCTGGGGCGGGTGGCACGAACACGCACACGATGGCTCAGATGCGGACGATCTTCAACACGCACACCCACAAGGTCCAAAACGTTCAAGCCGGCTCGAGCACGGTCACCACCAACGCGCCAGATCAGACGGAATGACCGATACAACGACCACCTGGGATACCGCCAACAGCCGCGGTGACTGGAGCATGAGTGGCGCACTGCTTACCACTGGAAATGACATCGAAACGGCGCTGCTGATTTCGCTGTTCACAGATCGCCAGGCAGAGCCGGAGGATGTGATTCCAGACGGGACCAATGATCCGCGCGGATGGTGGGCTGACGAATTCAGCACGGTCAAGATCGGATCGAGGCTCTGGCTGTTGAACCGATCAAAGCAGACGCAGGAAACGCTCCAACGTGCCTATGACTACATCGTCGAGGCGCTGCAGTGGATGATCGACGACGGGGGTAGTGGCCAAGTTTGATGTCTACGTTGAGTGGACCGCTGCGGGGCAGCTCGGCGCACAGGTTGTCGCATACAAACAGGACGGTTCCACGGTCGCAAAAGCGTATTCGTGGGCATGGAACGGGATTAACTGATGCCTTTCGCTCGGCCCCTATTGACCGATTTGCAAACGCAAGTCGCGTCCGACATCGCCTCCAGCGTGCCGGGTTCCGACCCCTTGCTGCGCAATTCGAATCTGAAGATCACAGGGAACGTACAGGCCGGTCTCGCACACCTTCATTACGGCTACCTGGACTGGATTGCAAAGCAGGCCGTGCCGTGGACAGCCACGGATGAGTACCTAGAAGCGTGGGGTGCACTGAAAAGCGTCTTCCGCAAGCAGGCGACAGCCGCTACGGGGAGCATCACCTTCGCCGGGACTTCTGGGACGATCCCTGCTGGAACCACCGTGGTTCGCGGCGACGGTGTCACCTATACGACGAATGCCAATGCAACGGTGTCCGGTAGTTCGGTGACCGTCGCAGTCACGGCGGTAGCAGCGGGTTCTGCCGGAAATTGCGCCAGTGGCACCGCCATGACGCTGGGTACAGCCATCACGGGGATTCAGTCTGGCGGAACTGCAACTGGCGCCTTCACCGGAGGCGCCGATGTGGAGAACAACACCGCATTCAGCGCGCGGGTTCTCACGGCATTTCAAACGGCCCCGCAGGGTGGGGCAAAAGGTGACTATCAGACATGGGCGCTCGCTGTCGCTGGCGTCACGCGTGCATGGGTTGCGCCGAACGGGTTTGGCACGGGAACCGTTGTCGTCTATTTCATGATGGACAACTCAGAAGCGGCATTCAATGGTTTCCCGCAAGGCACAAACGGTGTCTCTCAATACGACCAGGGGCCGGGAGGCGTGCCGCGCGGTGTGGTGGCGACGGGTGACCAGCTCATGCTTGCCAACGCGCTCATATCGCTGCAGCCCGTTACTGCGCTTGTCTACGCCTGCGCGCCGATCGCGAACACGGTCAACTTCACGATTTCCGGGCTGTCATCGTCGATCCCTGCTACCCGGAATGCCATTGCGGCGGCGATCTCAGGGGTCTTTCTGTCGAGCGGGGCACCAGGCGGGACGATCTACCTATCTGCCATTGAGTCGGCCATTGCGGCTATCCCGAACACCGCAGGGTTTGTCATCACATCACCGGCGGGGAACATCACCAACGCGACGGGCAATATCCCCGTCCTCGGCACTGTGACATACGTTTGAGGTGAGCGATGCTTGCACCAAATCTCACCTCTGCCGACTATCTCCGTGCCTTCCAGGCACTGATGCCGCGTGGTCGAGTCTGGCCACGTGATCAAGATGCAATCCAGACTCAGGTGTTTTCTGGGCTGACTCAGGTCTACGGGCGACAGACTGCCCGTTCGAATTACCTGTTGGTTGATTCGTTTCCTGGCAAGACATACGAACTGCTTCCGGAATGGGAGTCCACGCTCGGTCTGCCGGATCCATGTGCCGGTGAATCGCCGACTGTGCAGCAACGGCGCGCGCAGGTTGTAGCGCGCCTCGCAAATTCGGGTGGCCAGTCGGCGGCCTATTACATCGGGTTTGCTGCCAAGCTGGGTTATGGAATCACGATCACCAACTTTGCGCCATTTCGATGCGGCCAAAGCACCTGCGGGCAACAGCTTGGCAACACCGACTGGTTTTTCACCTGGGCGGTCAATGCGCCGCTGAACACGGTCGTCCGCTTCTCCGCTGGCCAATCTGCGGCAGGCGAGCCACTCGCCAGTTGGAACAACACCGTCCTTCAGTGTGAGCTGAACGCGATCGCGCCTGCTCACACCGTTCTCCAGTTCCGATACTCGTAAGGAAATCCATGTATCAGATTGATAATTCGACTGCGGCGACGACGCAGCCGGCGTCGACGGCCGCTGGTACGGCGGGCTTCTTCACAGACGGCAATCCGGCGACGTCCACGCCAGCGACGATCGTTCCAGCTGAATGGCTGAATGCCGTGATGATGGAATTGGCGAATGTCGTTACTGGCGCCGGACTTACGCTAGCAAAGAACCAGTTTAATCAAGTCCTATCGGCGATCAAGCGTCTCGGCCAGACGACGATCGTCTTGACTGACACTGGCTCGGCGAACGCCTACACGGCGACCAATGCGACGCCTCTTGTGGCCGGCACGTGGGTTGATGGCGTCATCCAACAGATTAAGATCGCCCACGCGAACACTGGCGCGTCCACCTACGCACCGGACGGCTTGCCGGCTATTCCAATCTACGGTCTGGGTCTGCAACCGCTCCAGGGTGGAGAGCTTGCGCTCAATGGCACAGCGGTTCTGATGCATGCGACGATCGCGGGCATCAACAGCGGCAACCCGATCTGTGTGCTGATGGAGTGCGCAGGCGGGGCGCAGCCAGTCGCCCCCGCCACGGCCAGCCAGCATGCGGTGCAGTTTGGGCAGGTGCGCAAGCTTCTGACCGCGAACCTGACGATTTATGTTGCGACCACGGGCAACGACTCGACAGGCAACGGGACGTCGGGCAATCCGTTCGCGACGATCCAAAAAGCATACAACTACATCCAGCAGACCTACGACCTCAACGGGTTCATTGCCACGATTCAGGTGGCGAATGGCACATACACGGCGGGTCTCACCGCCGGTGGTCCGCTTGTCGGCGCGCTGGGCGTTACGAATTGCGTCGTGCAGGGAAATACAGCGTCGCCTTCTAGCGTAGTCATCAACGTCGGTAACTCGACGAACTGTTTCGCAGCAACGCGCGGCGGCCAGATTACCGTTCAAGGCTTCACGGTTCAAGGCGGCACTGCATCTCAGGGGTTCGCTACAAACGACAACCTCAGCCAGATCAACCTTGGCGCCGGGATCGTGTTTGGCTCAATGCCCAGTGGAGCCCATATCAACGCGAACAGCGGGACCATCAATGCCAATTCGAGTTACTCGATCACGGGCGGGGCGTCAGTTCATGCCATTGCATCAAATCCAGGTTCCATCGTCACCATCTCCGGCGGCATCAAAGTCACGCTGACCGGCACCCCAGCGTTTTCAACGTCGTTCGTGAATGCTGGCTATCTGGGGATGGTTACGGCGTCCAGTGTGACCTTTTCGGGTGCCGCGACAGGGGCTCTATACGG